AAACTGCTGTGAACCGCTGTCAGGATCAGATGCAAACTGTTTCTGAACTTTCTCATCATGCTGTTGAGAATGTTCTTTCCAGTGGACAGGAACTTCACCATCTGTGACTTTGTAGACTTTGCAGATGTCCTTCTCATGCGTATAGGCAGCATCGTATTCGGGATCTTCTTTTTCCCAGGGACCGCCGGGCTCTTGTTTCCATTCTTCGAAGTCTTTGTCGCAGAACCAAGCGCGGCCCATTCCTTCAGCATAGAGCACGTCGACTGTCGGAGGGTCTTCGCAGCGCATGCATTTTTGGCGATTAGCCTTTTTTTCTATGTAGTCAGAGGCTTTCTTGAACTGGGTGATTTCTTCAGGTGTAGGAAGCGGTCGTCCTGGACTGATAGGCACGAGCATGTGCAGATATCCTGCTACGTCATCGGCTTTCTGAAGGGTTTGACTGGCCAATTCTTCAGCTGTATCCAGACCATCCGGCACGTTCTTTTCAGGTTGGTACATGGGAACAGCATTCTGGTACGTGTAGTCGTAACTGTTGTTTTTGACGATTTCCAAGCAGCGAACTCTGAGGATATCCCCCTCAGCTGCTTCTACGCCTGAAACGTGCGTGTGGCCCATGATGAGCCATTTCTTGCCTTTCATTTCTGCAATACGGTTTGCCGGCAGAGTCTTCGCCTGCGCGTCATTGATGGGACCTATTGCGCCGAGATAGCGCCAGCCTTCCTGTTTGCGTTCTTTCTTGACGACGAGGATGTCGATTTCTTTCTGCTTCTTCCATTTTGCCCATTCGAAATTGATGATTCGCTTAGTATTCCATTGGCTTTGTGCGTTGAAGAGCATGGCGCCTTCGCTGCCCTTCAGGTTGCCCATGCGTTCGGCTGCTTCTGCGGTTTTGCTTGGCGGTACAACGGTAAACTGTTCAGGTTTTATGATGGGCAGATGCGCGGTTCCTTTGAATTCTTTTCTGAGCAGTTTCAGTCTGTCTATCATGGGCATGTTTGCGAGGCTTTTTCCGTCTAACTCGATGATGTCGAAGATCCATATTCGGAGGTTGCGGCCTTCCTCTACCGGGGCCTCCCCATTCAAGTATCCGATTGCTAATGTCCGGTGCATCGGCTGATTGTCCGAATACATCATCGCTTGTCCATGGAGGATGAATGATTCGTGGGGCCAATTTTTCAACTCCTCAATAATATGGGGAACACGACTTGTCTTGTCAAGTCCTCTGCCACTCCAAACTTTTTCCTTGCTCAGCATCATATCCATGCCGTCAAACTTTTGCTCAACAAGAACATTGGCGAACCTTCTGAGAAGGGATGGAAGCTTCTTGACGTCATAGTACCGGGTGGCAGGCTTGTTTGCTTTCGGCAATGATGCCTTCGCTATAAGCTGGCCGTCCTCGACAATGAGGTCGCTTTTGCCGATTTGCTCTGGAGAATGAACAGTTCTGACGGCTTCCTGGTAAGTGGTAGGGTGCATTTCGACTGCTGTTTCTCCGCCGGGTCCTGCAGATTCAGGAGTTTGTTTTTCTTCGCTGAACATTTCAGCAGCAGCATGGGCTACTCCGACAACATCTCTCCAGTTGTCACAGAAGTTCACTCCTAAATCGTCAATGTACATGTCAGCAACGGGCTTGCCTAGTATGAGCTCATCATAGGAAATTCCGTTCTTGTCAAGCCATCCTGCAGTGAGCTCATAGTACCGGGGATCTCGAGCGGTGTAAATGACGATGTTTGCCAAGTCATTGAGGTCTTTCATGCTTTCCTGCGCGAGAGTTTTCGGTTTTGCTTGTGTATAGCATTCTGGAATCGGCAGATTAGTGTCGGTGTCGGCTATTGTGCCATCCAGGTCGACGGCGATTGTGAGGTCTCGAGCGTCGCTTTTCCATTCAGGCGTCGGGAAAAAGACTTGTACTCCTCGCTGGTACTTGTAGGATTGTGGAGTTTTGAAGCGGTTGAGAATCTTGAGAGTGTAGGCGTAGAGCATATTGGCGTCGGGCCACCATCGAGTTCGCTCTTTGTCGCTGATCTTGTGCTGGGGCTGGAGCTTCTTGAACTGCTCGAGCGTAATAGGCTCGATATCCGTGAATTTGAGAACTCCATAGACATATTCATCGTCAGCCCAGTAGAGCGGTTTGTTGAGCATGCCGCTGTAATTGCGGCATTTTACAGTGAGGCTTTTTTCGCCGTTCCAAATCATACGTGCATGGGGCGGGGCAAGATAAACGCTTTTGGCGTTTATTTGTGAGACTGTGCTCTTGAGGCTTTGAACGGTGCTTTTGCCCACGGTCACGCCATCTAGATCATCATAAGTTTTATGGACGAACCCACGTCTGTCCATTTCTGCCTGGAGCAACCAGTGATAATCAACCAGATCCTCTATCGACCAGCCTGGCACCGCGTCTGGCACATCTTTTTTTCTGCACCAGAGCGCGTGACATAAGGCATGGTCAAACAGCAACTGTTGATCAACAAGTTCTCCAGGAACCGACATGGCAGTTAGGCTCTCCGGCTTAAGTCCTCCTTGTTTACTCGCTGTTTCGTAGGGTCCACCCATCTTTTCTTCTTCGGGGCTGAAGCAGTCGGGTTCAGGATGCCCGGTGTTGCAGTGGTGACGGGAGAGTCTTCTTTAGCAAGGACCTGTTCCGTTGTTGTTTCTTGCAGTTTTGGGTTAACGAAGCTTGTTTTCTGGGGACCATGATACCATTGTTCTTTGTCTTTCCAGAAGGCGCCGCAGAAATCTTCAGGGTCTTTCACCCAGCCTTTAACCCGGACCTTGCAGGCTTCCATGAAAGGATCTATAGAGGAACTTGACTTCGAAAGTAATACTAGATCATCTATCATGGATTTGTTGTAGTTTTCAGCTTGTTGTCCCGCAGGCTTCGGCGCGAAGCGTCCGGTTCTTTCTCGAATTTCGCCGGTGGCTTCAGATTCAATGCCAATTTTCTCGGGCGGTGAGGGCGTACTCTTTTTACCTTGCTCTGTAAGCTCTCCTTCTCCAGAAACTTCCAGTTCTCCTCTTTCGTTGAGGCGAACGTCAAAGCCTGCTTTCAGCCAAGTGAAGGCAGTGTTTGCTTTGATTTGGCCGATCTCGGTGAGCCGCAGTTCATCTCGAAGTTCTAGCGTGTTAAACCTGAATTTCCAGTCTGTAATGTTGAAGGCTGGAAACACACGGTTATTCATTATGTCCTCGCGGTTCTTGTGATGCTCGCGTATGGCGCGGTCTTGGACTGTGACTTGCATCATAGGTGTGGTGCCGGCTTTGCCTGATTCTATGTCGCCTGTGAAGACTGGCTGGGCCGAGTACACGGCGCCGCAGGCTGCTCTCCAGAACTTGTAGAATTCGATGCTTTGCATGCGTTTGAAGTCTTCCATGACTCGAGTGACTTTGATGGGGTCTTTGCTGGCTATCATCATAGTGCGGACTTTCTTGCTTGTCCGGAATCTGCGGAGCACGGGGTCGTAGACTCGTTTGCGCAAGGCTTCCTGCTCAAACTGGTCCATGATCTCGTTGACTTCTTCCTGTTCGTGGCCTGGAAAATTGACGATGCTGCCCAGTTTTCCTTCAGTGTAGAGTTCTATGTTGAAGTCATCCATTGCCTGTATGCTCAGCAGGATTTTCCAGAGGCAGATGATTCTGCTTTCACCATACAAATTCGGTACCCAGCGGTCACTGCTGCCGTGGATAACTTCGTCTTTGGTGAATCTTGCTTTGACGGCTCCGCCTACACGCTGCACGTATGCTGTTTTCTCCAATGGCTTACCGCAGACTGGACAGATAACTATTGGAGGCGCATAGACAAAATCTGGTTTCCAGCATTCTGGACAGAAAAGCTGGTTAGGATCTCCGATGTGGCCTTTGTCATCGGCAACAACACGGAAGTATCGCGGATCTTCTACGTTCAGCTCAGCTGGGATCTTCAGTAGTTCATTGAATTTTTCGGGGTCGGGATTGGCTAGATATTTGTAGCTGATAGTCATGAAATAGTTATCTAGGCTCAGGTCATACATCAGCGTGCTCTTCAAGAGTTCGTAGAAGGTGTTTTCCTCGTTTGGTTTCGTCAGCAGTTCCAGGGCTCTTTGCTCCTGTTCCGTGTCAGGAGGCACGAGTGATTCTTTGTCCTTTGGACATTTGTTGTCAGGCGGCGGATCATTGAATTCCTTCTTGCATTCTGGACATTTGCCGATAAAAGCAGGTTCTAAACGCCAGCCGGGACTCATGGTTTCACGGATGATCGTGCCGAAAACATTCTTCAAAACCCAGTGAGTGCGCGCGATCAGCATGAGCTCTTCGAAGTTGTAGATAGGCTCACGTATCTTGTAGCTAGGTTCCCATATATATTCCGGAATTACCGTACGGTCAGCTTTGCGGATTTCCTTTTCAAACTCGGTCAACGGCGCAGTTGCCTTGGCTATTACTCCGACTTTTTCAACAATGTTTTCCCATGGCATTATTTTTTGCTCCTTTTGATGTTGCTGCATGTAACGCAGCCGTATTCACTGCATTTTCTGCAGAGGTCACGGTTAATCACCTGGCGTTTCATCATGGTTCCTTCTTTTCCCTTACTATGCGAACTTCCTGAAGCTTGATTGTCTTGGTAATATCGACGCCGTTGACAAGTATGCGAAGTTCCTTTATATTGCAGTCTAAAGTCATGCCGAGCGCTTTCACTTCACTGTCATTGGCGCCGGGAGCGCTTGGAGCTTTAGCTTTGAAAAGTTCTTCTTCCAATCGTCATCACCTCATGTTTTTAATGCTTCCTGGATGGCCAGCATCATCCGCTCGTTCGCTGCTTGCTGGCGAGAATCCAGCCCTGCTGGTTTCCTGTTGACGACATGGACCATTCCACAGGCTGGACATTTTTTTTCCCATTCACCGCCGATGTCTTTAACGGCGACCTTAAGCAGGCAACCGCAGCTTCCGCAACGGAATCGGACAGTTCTACCTTGTTGGACGAATGGGTTCAAACCTCTTGTAGGCTCTACAGCCTTACGGTATCGAAGGTCTTTTCCTGCTGGTTTTCGGTCAAAACTCATGCTTTCGTCTCCAAAGCTTTTTTGAGGCCCAATGGCGTGAGCCAAATTACTTTACGGCCGAACTCGTCGACGCCTGTTTTGCAATAGCCATTCGCTTCCAAGCTTGCTAGAGCTTTGGCAGAGCCTGGATCTCGTAGATTCTGCAGCCAGTTTTGCAGTTTATCCTTTCGGGTTTGTTTCAGTCCACTACTCATACTCTCAATCTCCATGTACAGAACCAAGCAAGGTTGCTGTTGTCAGCAGTAACGCCGTCGAAAGAATCTATCAATATGTAGTTACTGTTGAGAAGCTGGCGAAATTCTTTCCGACCCATCGTTAAAACGTGACTTGCAGTCCAGCCCTTCCAATCTTGCCCTTCTTCATTAATTGGGATCTGGAAGGCTAGGTACTTCACTCTGGCTTCTGCCACATAATTCATGAGGCACATCACTTCCTCATCGTTGAAGTGTTCCAGCGTTTCTGAAGCTATGAGTAGGTCGTACTTTTGCAGGGGAACTCGTTCCACCCATAGTGGCAGAGTTAAAACGTGTTCTCTGTAGGTCTGGGGCAAGCCTTGCACTGGATTGTGCTGGATAATTTCAATGTTAAGCCATGACTTGAATCCTGTATTGTGGTTTATGGCTTGGGCAAGTTCGCCTTGGTAGCCGCCGATTTCCACGATGTCCAGTAGAGGCTTCTTCAATTCTTCACTGGCGGTTCGAACAGCGTTGCAGAAGAATTCTTGTCTGAAATGCAGTTGTTCAGGAAACATGTGATACCAAGCTAGGTTCAGCATTTTCAAATCGTTGAAGCTGAGGCTACTGTATTGCTGACGGTACTCTTCGAAGTTTCGAGGCAATGTCATCATTCCAGACTCCTGATAGCTACAGACGGCCTGTTTTTGTCAAACATGATTTTATGTATGATTCCGTTGCTCGAATTCCAGTTTGCGTCAATAATCTTGCCTATTTTCCGTCCTGCATCATCAAGAATGGGCTTTCCAGTCATGGACAAGGCGAATTCTTCAAGTTCTTTCTGCGTCATCTTATGCGTAATCAAAAGTCTACACTCCTGATAGCCAATTTCACAGGCGGCTTCAATATGCTTCGCAGCATGAGCCCACAGCTCTTGGGATAGTCATCATGCTTATCGTAGCCTTCCGGCGCGGCCAAGTGCAGCATGTTGCCCTTCCAGAGCATGTTCAGATCTAAGAATTCTCTGATAAACCTGTCTCGTTGGCGACGCTGGCGTCTGGCAATTGCTTCATCGATACTGGGAAAATCTATGAGTTTCTTTCTGAAGCAGTTAAGCATGAGTTTGCTTGTGATGTCTTCTTCGCGTATCTCGTTTGTTCGGATGCCCTGGATGTCCAGGCGAGCTCCTCCGCCGGGCAGATTACGCCATTCTTTGCGGAAGTAATCCAGCACAGGATCTCCGACGCCGGCACTGTCTATGCAGATCTGCCGCGCGCCCAGTTCCAGGCATCGTTGAGCTACATGCTGGCTTTGCACTGGATAGTCTGTGCCTTCAAACTCCATCCATTCCAGAATATGGGCCATGTCACCTTCACCATAGCCGAAGGTGATGACGCTGCGGTCGCTTTGTTTTGCCACATCCCAGCCAGCATAAATGTTGAACACTGGCTTTCCATCAACCATCGGTACTACGAGAGGCTGTTTCCTGCTCATGTCCTGCAACGTTTCCAGTGTGGTGAATTTGTCAATGCCTAAAGCCCATTGCAGCTCATACTGAGTTCGGAACCCGATGCTTTCAGGACCCAGTCTTTCACGTTCATTCTCCACGAACAGAGCGTACCGTTTGTTCCATCGACTTGCTTCGTAGCAGTCGACACGTGTAATATTGCTGCGGTCTTCCCGTTTGGTACAGGCATCATAGAAGTAGCTGTTGATAACCACGTTTTTCGGTGTGCCATCCAAGATGCGCGCTCCACCTACAGCAGCGCTCATGGGGAATACTTCCTGCGTCATCTTCAACGGGTCCACATCTTCGCTTTGTTCGATGACAATGAGGTTCAATGTTTCGCTGGTTACATTGCTTTTTTCTCCTATGCTTAGGCAGCGGATGCGGGCATCAATGTTTTCAGCAATGTTCCGTATAACGAAAAGTTCGCTATATACTGAATCTCCGGTTATTAGTCTAAGGCCAAGCATATCGAGCAACAGTTTGATCCGCATGTATCTGCGTCTGAGACGTTCCTTTACAACCAGGATTGACTGGCTTGCAGCAGGAGCGAACACGCCGATGCGCACGTGCTGCTTCAAAATTTTCGTGAAGAAGATGCTGAGCGTGAGGAAACTTATGCATACTGCCTCTGTTTTGCCGCTTTGCCGGCACTGCAGTATGAAGAGTTCTTCTCCTTTCGCGTTCAAAGTCACACGCATGATGTCATCGCTAACCCTCGTCTCATAGGGGTAAAGTCCTTCCGGCAAGTCTTCTTTGAGAGCGGCGACGATGATCTTTCGTAATGCACGGCAAATATCCAAGGAACTATGACGGTTATTACTGGTTAGAAGTTCCTGGAGTTGATTCATTTTCCTTCTGCTCATTCTGACCCATTACTCTTTCAAGCAGCTCCCTGAGAGCTTCATCGCTCATACCCTTCGAAACATCGCCACTGCTTATTCGTGCCCGTAGGCCCAAGTCCATTTCTATTCCAAGTATACTCTTCAAGATGTCTCCGAGAGTGGCTACGCCCTTATCGACAATGCCGCTCATCGTACTCTTTTCTTCTTCCAGCTTCAAGCCTATGCTCAAACGCTTCATCTGTAACTGAACAAGCTTATACAATTCTAGCAGCGCATCAATCTTCTCTTTCGCGCCGAGCACTGCTTTAGCATAATGCGTGTCTTTTAGAGCAGTTATGACTCCTAAAACGTTTTTGCGATAATCACTGACGCAGTGGGTGCCAATATTCTTGTGCCTCTCCTGTTTCAGCCAGCCGCTGATCTGCACTGAACTCTGGCCATTAACAATCTTTTGTTCAATTTCGTCTCGCAAGTCAGGGTTGAGATACTCGATTTTGCTCTTCTTCTGCAGCCTTTTCTTTTTCTCTGTAACCTGTTCAGTCACTCAGAAATCGCCTACACCTGTACTAATCGAGTTTTCAGTGTTAAAACGTTTACGCTCAACCAAACAGCAGAGAACACGTTAGAACCGAAAAGTTTACGCAGCTGACGACATGCCGGCATAGGGCTCCTGCAATCTTATGGGGAAGGGTCCCTTCGGAGAGAGACAGTGTCTCCCCAGACCGCGCGGAGCCCCTAGCCGAGCATGGCGCTGTTCTTTGTTGGTGGTTGACGCGCGCTTGGAATAGCGCAAATTAGACTAGGGTCCATCAAAATATAAAAGAGTTTCGCAATAGCAAAGGAATAAAAGGCAGAAGGAAAATAGGTTCGACTTGAGGGGCCGGCTGTTGGGTGCAAGTATTTTCCCTTCTCCTTTCGTATCTCGAGGTGAAAACCTTGTTCGGCATCAGTAGGCCCCCGGTTGCATCATAAGTAAGAGGGAGGGAACTGTTCTCTCAAATTGACTTTTCGAGAGCGGATGCATCCAATCGTCAGCAATGCTGAATGGGATGTGCGAATCGATCTTACATTACTGCGCGATGAGCTTGAGAAGGTGGGCGTCCGCATGGAATATCAGAAGCGGATCACGCTTGATGAAACAACTCTGGACGCCTACGCTGAATTGCCAAATGGGGAGAGGCATTGTTTCCTCCTGGATGGACCTGTGCACTTGAAAAGTGAAAAGATCAAACTGCGCGATGAATACGTGGAGCAGGTTCTCACGAAGAGACACTACAAGATCCACCGATATCCCTACATGCCACCATTGAGCAAGGAGAAGCTTGAGGAAATCATAGCGGACATTCTTAAAATTCTGGGGGTAAGATTATGAGTGTTTGGCTGACTGTATCGCCGGAGGACCCGTACCTACAAACAATCGCTATAGAACTCACTAACTATTGCAATCTGCAGTGTGAACCATGTTATGGACAGAACCCGAGGCTCTATAAGGCAAGGTCTAAAGGTTACATGACACTTGAAAATTTCCGTGTTTTGCTGGAACAATTAAAGATGCTGCCAAAACTGAGAATTCTGAACCTCAGCTACAACGGCGAATCACTGCTGCATCCGCAGTTTGAACTGATGGCTCAAGAGGCAAGGGCAGCTCTGCCTAACATGATGATAGGGATTGTTACAAACGCAACTTTGATTACACGGTCGAAAGCTTTTGCCATTCTTAAAAACTGCAACAGCATAATCGTCAGCATGCACCATGGCCCTAAGCTTGATGAAGCCTTAAACGGCCTTGAGACCCTTTCAACTATCAATCAGCAGGCCAAGAACCCGCGCAGCCTATTCGTTAACGTGATGGCTGACGAGTTCAAACATCATGAAGTCATAGCGTTGGCTGATCGAGTGAAGGAAAGGAAGATTGTTGTGCAGTTTAGGCGAGGGTGGCCGATGACGGAAGACTTGAAAACGCCAATGCAACATCCGCAAACTACTACCACATGGACAGATGTTCCCGCGCCTTTTCACTCAGACAAATTCTGTCTGGCGCCCTTCTACTACACGGCGGTCCTCTGGAACGGCGACACGTTACCGTGCTGTCACATATTAAACGGCGGCGACTTCAGTTTAGGCAACGTCTTCAACACCAGCCTTCTTGACGTTTGGAACGGCCAAGCCTATGGAAGACTGCGAAACGAAAACTACGAGCCATCATGCCCTTGCGTTGCATGTGAAGTTCGTGAGCTTCCGGTTTAGCGCTCATCATATCGCACATCATATCGCTTATCATATCGCAAATCATATACTGTACTATATGGCGTAGGATATGGCGTAGGATAATGTATCGTATGCGAGAGGAACTGGAAAAGTTTCATGGGGAAAGACGCCGCTTCCAAGGAGAATTCATACGTTACGGCCAGAAAAGAGGATGGAAACATCCTCTAACTACAATAATTCTCAGAAACGTCATCGACGTCAAGACCGACAGAATAGTCACGGACCATCTGTGGTTTACGCAGGGCAAGCAGTTCGAACGGCTTTACCTTGAACCAGGGGACATAGTAAGTTTTACGGCTCGAGTGACAAAGTATCTGAAAGGCTACCAGGGACGAAGAGACGAATATGATGACCGGCCTCCCATAGAAATTGATTGTCGCCTCAGTTACCCAGCCAAACTTGAGAAGAAAACTATTGAAACTGCACATAATAGTACAGTACAAAATGGGACCCGAACAACGCTGGATAAATTAAAATAGTGCGCTGCTACAAAATATCTATACAAAAATGAAGGAAGTGCTAATTATGAGAAAAGATCCGTCGCATAGAAATATTGCAGTCTTAAGTTTGCTAATAGGCTTGTTCTTGTTGTTTTGCGGAATTGTTGCTCCTCAAATTCTGATTGACCGTGCGAAAGACACACAAAACTATTATCTAGGCTCCGTAGTTTCGCTAGTCGGAATAGGAATCATCTTCATAGTCACTAGCCTCGTGATATACCGCAAAATCTATTTGAACCCACAAGTCATGCTTGTGGCCCTTACGTCGACGATTATTATGTCCGCGTTTCTACTGTCAATGTGCCCAACAACGTCAGCATCACCTAACATTGTAGACTGTTTTAAGCAGATAACGAGTCTCAACGGAGTATTTGTAATGAACATGACGATATACAATGAAGGCAACTACTACGGCATCGACGTTTGGCTCCATACAGACAGGTGGCCGCAATTTAGTGAATTGACATTGCAGGTGAACGTTCCTTATGCAACATTCCTTGACATGCAGCCTCAGAACGGCACATTGACACATGATCCACTTTTCGGAACCATTCGTGAGTACACCTCAATAGCCGGACCTATTAACATGACGCCTTCCGGACCAGAGATATGCCCAAACTTTAGCCCAAGCCACGTTGAAGTGACCAACAACTTTGGCTCTCTCATATGGAACACCGTTGACGTCGGTACAGGAACTTATGTTGGAGACCTGGAGCTTTGCACAATTCTCGTTATACCTGCAAATTCTCCACTCTGCGTAACAGTGAATATCAGTGCCTGTTGGATTCAGACTATAAACTATATTCCTTTCTATCATTATGAACTATTCAAATTCTGCACGAGTGCACCTTGGGACATGAATCACGATGGTAAAGTAGACATGATAGACGTCGGAACAGCAGTAAGAGCGTTTGGAACGCGAATCGGCAGTCAGCACTGGAGCCTAGAAGTGGACATCAGCGGAGACGGCAAGGTAGACATGAAAGATTTAGGCGCAGTGGCCAGACACTTCGGACTTAAATATTAAATCAGCATCATACAACAGAATACAGTACAGGGGTAGCAAAGCCAGGACTGCTGCGCTGGGTCCATAAGAACAAGGGTTCCGGCAAGCCCAGAGATCAGAGGTTCAAAAATGCATAAGAAAAGCTTATGTGTTGAAAGTCCTCTCCCCTGTACCACTATTTCATTAAATTGAATTTACTTATAAGTAGTTCAATGTTATGAAATGAAATGTCTATACATTTATTTATGATGTTTCACATAAGAATGACTGAATGAATCCCCAGGAATTTGTCAAAGAATATGCCATCAGAAGCATCGCATGTTGTTTCAGCGGCGGCAAAGATAGTCTCGTGGCCACGCATTTGATGATGACCGCGCTTGGAGACAGATATGACATTGACAAGCACGTGGTCTACGCTGACACCGGCTGTATGTTGCCTATTACAGAACCCTTCGTGGTCGACATTTGCAAAAGATTCGGCTGGCCATTGACGATTGTTCGCGGCTACTTCTTCGAGAAAGCTATTAAGAACGGCATGCCCCGGATGAAGCATCGCTGGTGCTGCCACACCTGCAAAGTGGGCCCCATGCAAGAATATGTAAAAACTCTCAAGCCTCAACGTGCAGAGGTTCTCGGCCTAAGACGAGAGGAATCAGTGGCCAGAAGCAAACTTCCGCAGATCCTCTACAAGCGCAGGGTCCCCTCATGGGGCTACTGTCCCATCATAACATGGACAGGGAAAGAAGTTGCCAGTTACCTGAGAAGAAACGATTTGCCAGTGCCGCCTAACTATCGCCTTGGCTTAAAAGAAACATGTATGTGCGGTGTCTTCTCAACCAAGAAGCAGATGCTTATTCTCAAGGCGCAGTTTCCGGAGCTCTTCGACAAGTTCATACAGCTGGAGAAACAGTTCAGGAAGGGCGGCGCCTGCTTCTACTTCCACGACAAGCCCGTGCGCGCCGGAGATCTGGCAAAGCAGAAAATTTTATGATGGGGAATGAATCATGAGAAATCCACGTGTGGGACGGATATGGAATCCGGTAAATGGTATTTGTAAGTATAAGTGTGCATATTGCAAAGAATGGATTCAAGCTCTCTATAGGGGCGATACTACAGAATGTGTGTTGAAGAAAGATTGCGGTATTCCAGAAGGATATGAATGGATAGTAGTTGCAATAGACACTGATTTATTCGCTGAGAATGTGTCATCCAAAATCATTGAACAAATCTTTGAGAAAATCAAAGAAAGATCCAATCAGACTTTCATACTCTTGACCAAGAATCCGAAGCGTTATCTCATGCATTCTCTACCTGACAATGTGAGTTGCAGTACAACTGTTGAAACAGACATCAATTACCGATATATCTCTTCAGCGCCTACACCACTGAGACGTCTATATTGGCTGAGAAAACTTCGAGAATTGCGACCTCAGATACGGATAGAAATTGATGTGCAACCTATTATGGATTTCAATTTTCATCGTTTCTTTTCCAGACTGATAGCTATAAAACCGAATTTGGTTTCAATATGCTATGATACTCGGCGTCCTGAACAGAAACTGTTCATGCCACATATAGGAAGAATGTTGATTGAGCCCTCAGAAAAGAAAGCAAAACAACTTGCAGATGCTCTCACCAAAACAGGAATAGACGTTTTCTATAGTCCCAAGAAAGACATAGAGAATATTAGAAAACGTCATATGATTACTGTTGATGTATCTTCATTCAAAAATCCAAAAGCATTTTTAGACCTGTTCACAGCTGGAAACAATAGGAGCGAGGCATAAGGAAATTGATACTTTATCATGGAACAGGAGCTCGAAGAAAGCAGAGCATCAAACGGCGAGGGCTCGTGCCAAAGCCCAGCTCATTCGTTTTTGCATCGCCTATACGGTTGATCGGCGTTGTTTTTGCAGCTGCCAGGTCAGAGCTTGAGGACGATTTTGGGCTTCTAGTGTCTTTTGAGACAGAGGAGAAGTGGGAAGAAGATCCTCTGTTTCCTTTGAGTGTTCGTTCCAAAAAGTCTGTGAAACCTGAGAAGATTGCAGCGATGAAGATTGTTAAGCCGGATGAAGAGCTTAAAGGCAATGAGTTTCTCTGGAACCTGGTGAAGTCAATCAGGCTTCCAACAGGTCAGCTTGAAGTGCCAAGCCCTGCTGTTCGCGCTAAGTTTGAGGATGCAGTCCGGAGCTTGGACTCAAAGACCTCATCGGCCTTCTCGTCCTAACATTCTGCCTGAATGCCAGGCTCGCCCCGGTGCAATCATAGAATTCTGCAGAACAGCATTTAAACATTTTCTATGTTGTCACTGTCTGGACAGATCACGTCAATGTTATAGGCGGCTGGACAGATTCTTCTTCGACTGCAGCCGTCGCATCTGGTTTTTCTGTTTTCCGCAGTTTCTTCCCAGGACTCGTTCATGTTTGTTCAGCCTCGTTTTGTTCATAATAGAAAACTCTATGCGGCAGTAACTCGATTGTTTTTCCGATCCCGGTGAATTGAACACTCTCTAAATATGTGGAAATGTCCAATCCCTGATCAGATGCCAACTTGTCAAGGCATGGAAGACATATGACTCCTAACCTATCCTTTTCAGGCGCAACTTCTTTCCAAAAAGTATCATCTACAATATAATCAAATTTGGGGGTGCAGCCGCAAATTCCACATGACAATGTTAACCCGTCAGATATGCCGGGCTTCCATGTTTCTCTTTTGAGATAATATTTCTTCATCATGTTTCCTCCAGAAGTATTAGCGCGCTCATGCTGAATTCCTCACTCATTTTTTGAGCTGTCGGCGTGCCGATAGGGCATGCAAGAACTGTTCCAGGCAACCGGCATGAAACCCGTTTGCTTCCAAGGAGGTTTGTGCGCGTTGGTCAGCCGTCAAACCACAGAATAAGCATTCACGAGAATCTTTCTGGGGATCTTCTCCAAAGGGAATAACGATCACATCAAACTTTGGAATCAAAGCGTTTTCCGGCAGCTCCAGAAACTCTCGGCTCTCAAGAATAATACACAGCATGTTTGAAACCCGGTCCGGCGTATGCTGCACCCGAATGACACATGCATCCCTCGGAATATTCGAAACGAAGCCTCCTCCCTCCGATCCTGCCTTTGATTCTTTCGTCCACTGCAGCAATGGCCCCAACAACATATCACGCAGCCATTCCAAACTCACTTCAACATACATCAACCTCATAGAATCATCTCCAACGAAACAACCAATCCCAAACACTCCACAAATCAAACCTATCAACCAACACTATAAACATTTCCCACAACCCAAAAACTAAACAGCACAAAAACCACATACCACACACCATTAGCTCAAACATACCAGCCAAGCTTTCAGAGTATAGCTAAACATCAGCCCCCACCAACAGTCCAAAAACAGAACCCACAACCCCACAAACACAATACCTCCCACAACATAGCGGGTGGTTTAATTGTTTATTTAATTATTTGTCAATTTGGTTTAATTATTAATTGGTTTGTTTTAGTGTTAACTGTTGGTTGTTTTTTGTTTTATGGGTTCTTCGGGTCTCTTCTGTTCTGTTTGGTTGGTTTGCTTCTGTGAGAAAATATCTTAGGGTTTTTCTTTTGTGCATATTTTCGTTTATCCTTTATGGATAGTTTAATTATCTCTTATCCTTTTTTGCGAAAAGTATATATATCTCTGTGTGTATTATAGTTGTGTACAAAAAAAGCACAACAACAAAAAAAGGTGAACAAAAATGACAGTAAAAAACGGAATAATCGCATTATGCCTTATCGGAGCAATGGCAGCGATAACCTACTACTTCACCTTTATGTATAGGTGGTTCGCATGAACAGCGATTACCCAAGCATCAACAAAACAACGGGAAAACCGCATTACTCATACATACAGAGTCAACAATGCCACGAACGCGAACACGGACTATACTTTCATCCTAGAACGGGCGAAAAAATAGTTTGCCTAAGCGAAGCCAACATACGATATAAGACAATATGGAAACCGAAAGAGGAACGCATGATCGTCAACGGTGACACAGCGATCAAGGTTCCAAGCACCGACAAGGTAAACGGCACAATACCACAAACCGCATACCATAGAATAGTAAATGCGATAACGGAAACTCCCGTTAAGGTATGCAAAAGCGGAGACGGTCACAAATTCCTAGAAAATCCCGCAACATGGCAGCTTAAAGCGGTCAACACTAAGAAGCACTTTTACGGAGAACGTAAACATGGGTACGCAAGCAAGCAGCTAATCGAGGCACACCAACAACCAAGATGGAGACCGCCAGAAAAAGAAGCCTCCCGCAAACTGAGAATAAGCAGCAGCGGTAAACTCAAGCTCTGCAGAATCTAAGCACAGAGTTGGCAAGCGGAACCTAAAAGGTTCATTCCGCAAGCCTCGAGCACTGGGAACCTTTGAGAAGCAAGAAGCTTCCCTTGGCGAGAAAATCCGCTGAGAAGCCAATGCTTTTCAATCCTAGTTATTCCCTTCGGAGAATAGCTACATACGCAAGCTCTTTGCGTACGACGGACTGACCCGTAGTGGAATGAAAGTCCGAATCCACGAATTTTAGTAGTGGATCATATGGAGAATAATAATAAAGCCCAAGCCCATGGGCACACTACCAATTAATGACAAAGTTTTCATTAATCCGCAAAGCTTAACAACTTTGCGCTAAGGTGAAAACTTAAACAAAAGAAATTCATACGATGAGGTCGCCAGTAGCGCGGCGACTGAGCTAAGCTTCCAACAATTCTTTTTTCTATTCTCCCTAGAAAGGGATTGACAATGACCGTGAAACTCGGTCGAAAATAGAAAAGGATGGTGAAATAAAGAATGTTAAACGGAAACCAAGCTCGAAAACTTCGCCTTAGAATACTCGGCGAAGACCAGTACAAAATCCTCATGCAACTGCACAGGAAGGTGAAGACGCAATGAGAATACCAGCAGGCAATAGTTGTTCATGGCTTCCAGCTGAAGCGCTCGCAAAGATCACGGAGCTGCAGCTGTACCGTGAAAGATGCATGAACTGGAACATCAAAGCCTTCATGCCCAAGCAAGAAGCGGCATTGGTAAGCGTTCCTATGACAGCGAAGCCACAGGAAACATTAAGCAGCCTATTCGAGCGACTGCAGATGCTCACAGACAAGATGGAAGAAGGACTGCAAAAATGTTGAATGCAAACCAAGAACTTGCTCGGAACATAGCGCACTTACAGGAAGTCTACAATAGCGATTGCGCTTTCTGTGGAAGATACGGCGATTGCCATCCATGTCCCGACCCGGATCTACTGCAGAAACGAGCCGACGAATGGGCATATGAATACTTCCTCACCGACATCGTACCATTACTGTTCAACCTGTTCTGGTCGAATATCAATGCTTAAATCAGCTGCATGCTGCGGAGTGCTTTTTCACCAAGTAGAATGTAAGCACTTTGAAGACGGCCTCTGCTCGCACACCAAATACTGCTCTCAGAAAATAGTCTGGCGAGAGGTGATACAAAAATGCTGAAGCCAATCCAAGAACTCAAGTTTAAAGCTGTTCTCACAGGAGCCAAACAGGTGCACGTCACAATCTACCAGGACGAACTTGGCAACATAGTCCTCGGCGGCTACGGATGGCAAGAATTCTACGAGTACGACCGGGTTCAGACCCAACGCTGGCGAGAACTTGAAGCTGAACGGATAAGACGTGCAGTCGAACCCATGCTGGTCGGACCCTAACCCTTTCTTTTGTGGACCGCAAGTTGAGCAGCCTCCACGACGGCGCGATCTGGAACAGGCTACACCTGTATGAAGGTACACCTGTACCAAGAGCTCAACAAAGTATGGAGTGTGAAAAAAGAAATGACTGTAGTATTCTTAGTGCAACGACTGGTCCACGGCAGATGGCAAAGCATCGGAGCTGTCTTCTGCAGGTACGACCGCAAGGCAGCACTACACCGC